TTGTTTGGGATTGCTAATCTTGAATCCCCTTGATTTGGAGCTAGATTATATTCATTGTTAATCGTATAGGCAAACCCATTAATTGGCAATAAAAAAAGAGCCATTAATAGGCTCATCGCAGTAACAGTAATTTTCTTTTTCATTTGTTTCCTCCTTCTTCGCTTTCAGCCGAGAACATTTTGTAGGTTCGATTTGATACACCCAACACACTCCCTAAAAACGTGCCAAAACCAGTAATGATGACAACACAGATATCTGTGTACTGCCAATTGAGCGCTTTACCAACTAACCCCACGAAAGTAGCTAGTGCGGGAATAATTACCAGTGCGAACCATTTTAGTACTTCGAACGTTTTATTATTCATTTTCTTCTCTCCCTAAACAAAGTTTTGATTTGTTGCGTATGCGCCACTAATTTTTCTGCATGCTTATCTAATCTTTCGTCGTGTTTTTTCAGTTCTTCATGAATCATCAATCGATCTGATTTGCTCGATTCTAAATCTTTAGTCAGCAAATCTAAATTGTGACTTACTTTTGAAAGAGTTTCAGTAATCTTCGAGAAAGATGCAGTGACTGGTTTTATTACTAATAAAATCAATCCAGCGATTGTCGCAAACCATCCCGCCCACGTTGCTAACTCTCCTACGTTTAACATATGCCACCTACTTTCCTTCAAATAAAAAGCACGCTCAATCGAGTGTGCTTAAATATCTAGTAATTCGTCTTGGATGTTGACGTAATTTGTAGAAAAACCAGTTACTCCCCAAGACATCAATTGCTGTCTGTCTGCGTTATCAGCGCCCCACACGTTAACTTTAACGCCTGCGTTATTAGCTTTTTGGACTTGTGCTTGTGTAACGCCGTCTGCTTTAGCTAGGATTTGCGCTTGACCATCACCGCGTTTGTTGCTTAGATTGTAGGTTGAGCATAAGTCGATACTCTCTTGTGTGATGTCACCACCTAGCAACAAGTGCATAACATCTGCTTTTGGTATGATGTTGCGTAATCGGTTTAGTGAGTCTTCGTGGTAAATATAAAAAACAACATCGTGGTAATCAATTTTATCCATTACGTTTTTTAAGATTGTTAATCGGTCATCACCCAATCCCCAACAACGATCGATGTGTAAGACTTGGTCTAATATCTTACATTGCTTTAACGTATCTTCGAAAGTCGGGATTTGTTCGCCTAGAAACTCTGGCGATAAATAAGATCCGTACTCATATTGTTTTAGTTCTGCTAAACTACAATTTGACACATTAATTGTTTCGTCTATTTCGCTACCATCAACGTTTCTAGCAGTTCGATTAATCGTTGAGTCGTGAATATTAACAGGTATGTTATCGCTTGTCCAAGACAAGTCCATTTCGACCTCGTTGATACCTGCTTTTTTAGCCCCTCGATACGCAACTAGCGTATCCTCAGGATAGCTATTAGAGTAACCTCTGTGCGCTATGCAGCGAATTGGCGCATCTTTAGATATTTGAATTGATGAACCGCTCACTTGATTATTAGTTGCTATATCTTTACCAATTCCAGCCATTTTTCTATCAACAGTAACTGGAAAAATATTACTTGATATATATTGACCATTGCCACGCATTGTTAACAAGACTGCTTGATTTTTTGTTAAATTCACATTCCACTCGATAAAACTCATCGTATTGGTTGAAAAATCAAAGATTAATTTTGTTGATTTTGTCGGCAACGGATTAACCACCTTAAACGTTCCATCGTTCGGAATCATGAAATATTTAGACGTGTTTCCATACGTAATAACGCTGTTACCACCAGTCGTTTGAGCAGGAAAAGTTAACGTGCTTGTTAGCGTCGAATAGTTTGGTGGGTCTGTAACAAGCGTTACGATTGGCGTTTGACCGACTGGCGTTAATTTAGTCCCACTAATTGAATTAGCAGCGATTCCAGTAACTTCTCCATCGACAGTCACTGGGAAAAGGTTGCTAGATATATGTTTGCCATTTAATCTCATTGTTAATAGAACTATCTGATCGGCAGTTAGTTGTACATTCCACTCGATAAAACTCATCGTATTGGTTGAAAAATCAAAGATTAATTTTGTTGATTTTGTCGGCAACGGATTAACCACCTTAAACGTTCCATCGTTCGGAATCATGAAATATTTAGACGTGTTTCCATACGTAATAACGCTGTTACCACCAGTCGTTTGAGCAGGAAAAGTTAACGTGCTTGTTAGCGTCGAATAGTTTGGTGGGTCTGTAACAAGCGTTACGATTGGCGTTTGACCGACTGGCGTTAATTTAGTCCCACTAATTGAATTAGCAGCGATTCCAGTAACTTCTCCATCGACAGTCACTGGGAAAAGGTTGCTAGATATATGTTTGCCATTTAATCTCATTGTTAATAGAACTATCTGATCGGCAGTTAGTTGTACATTCCACTCGATAAAACTCATCGTATTGGTTGAAAAATCAAAGATTAATTTTGTTGATTTTGTCGGCAACGTGTTTAAAACCGAAAATGTGCCATCGTTCGGGATAAAATAAGTTTTAGCTCCGTTTCCATACGTAATGACACTATTTCCGCCTGTCACACCTGAGCTAGGAAACGTCAATAACTTTGTTTCGGTATCATAATTCGGAGGGTCTGTCGCTAGCGTGACTTGTGGATGCTGGATAGATGCTACAGCTTTAGCAGAAGTGATAGCTTTATCCACGACGGTGCTTGTGGATACGGCGCCATCACTAACGACAGCCACACTACCACCAGTCATAGCTTTTTTAACTTCGGTGGTTAACATTGGTAAGGTAACTTGCTCGATTCCGCCTTTGTCAACTTTACTATTTAATCCATTAGTTAAAAGAATGTTTGTTTGAGATAAAGCTGTTTTATCCGCTTTTACAGAGTCTAAGTCAGCAACTTTAGAATCAACTTCTGCTTTGTTGTAGATGCTAACAGCGTCAAATTTTTCTTTTTGCGCTTCAATATTCGTATTGAGAGTTGCGACATCTTGATTGGCTTTCGTGATTTTGTCGTTTGTGTCTTTTAATTTCGCATCAATCTCTTGCTTTCCATCAGCTAGAATTTTCTCGATTTTATCAATGGTCTGACTGAAACCATTGAAATAATAATCTTCCAATTCTGGCGTACTATCATCGATTGGACTGCGTTTGATGTCAAAAGTAAAACGACCAGCTGTATCTAACGAGCGGTCGTTTGGGAAATCAATATATACGCTACCTTCTACGGTGCCTACGTATCCCAGTATATTATCCTCTAATACGATAGAAACAATCCCATTCACAGGATCTTCTACCGTAGCTAGATAGTCATGTTTTCCATATCCGTCTTCTGCTGTTGCAGATTTAAATATCAGACGAATCGGGACGGTTGTTCCTTCTGGGAGACTCTGAGGAATCCCATTTTTTCTTACTAACTTCATTCGAAGCTTAGCTGTTCCTCGATCATGTGACCAAAAAACAACATTCGTCCTGTTTGGACTAGTGGCTTCTGCTTGGATCACAATGATCGATTCATTAATTTTAAACATCTATATCTTCCTTTCTTAAATAATTGGTATTGGGTCATTCGTTACCCATGTACCTGAAATATAAGATGATCCATTTCCTGAGTATGCGACTACGCGACTAGCTTGTGTCAAGCCTGCCCTTGCGCCAGCAGGTTGGGTTTCATTGCGATATAAAGCCAGCGGATGATAAGCAGGATAACTTTGATCACGTTGAAATCCAGCGGGAACCAAAATAACATTTCTTGTGTTAGAAGCATCAGAAGGATAATTATTGCATTCATACTTGATTGCTATTGTGACTGTGTCTCCTTCACGTTTAATAGTACCGTTAACGTTTGTAATATTGTCACGATCGCTAATATCATCATTAGTGATTTGGCGAATGATTTTACCTGTAACGATATTCCCTTGATTTCTTGCTTCAGCAATTCTATTAGCCTTCACTTTTGATCCAGCCACTTTAACTCGAGCAGTTCCGTTATCGGCAATTACACCATAGTCATTTCCACTACCGCGATCATTTGAATCAATATTGATATCAGCTAAATTTCTAGCTTCAGCAATACAGTTCTGATTTTGATAGAAATTATTACTTGTACCAATTTTTGAAGCTCCTATGGCGAAAAGACATCTATTCCCTTTGCCAAAGGTATCTTCAGCGAAACGACAATTCCAAACTGCTAAGTAGCTTGATTGTTCAGAATAGATTGCACATTTTATATCCCCGCCAATATATGCCACACCGGAAATATTTGCCTGATCGACAAATTGAAGGCCGTTGATTTGCTGGTATCCCAGCGAACTAATGAAGGCGATCGAACGTACTTTTACACCTAATTCTGAGCTTGTATCTGACACATTTTGTCTGTTTCGAATCGTAATGCTGACAGCTTTGAGATTCCTTACTACAACATCCTCAAGATACGATCCATCTGATATCCAAATGGTCACTCTTGAACTAGTCAATAATGGAATCTGATTAACTGCTGCTTGGATTGTCAGAAACGGTTTAGCTTCTGTTCCGTCACCAGTTTGATTGTTGCCGTCTTTCGCCACATACAAATCAAGCGTTTCACCGTATGCTCCCATAAGAGTTCCAACAGAATCATTGAGTTGATTTAGCTGACCTTGTTGATTATCTTGTCTTGTCTTTAATTCTGTATAATTCAAATTGAAAAGGTTATCCAATGCTAATAATCTCGAATAAAGCGTTGGATAGATCGTACCTTCAGCATTTATTCGAGCATCCACTACTTCGTTAGGTGAATCCCCGCCCGAGTTGATTACGAGATTATCTATACGACTGTTTGTTGATTTGTGCTGCTCGTCTAAATTTTTTTCCAAATTTTCTAAGTAGTCCACATTGTCATTGAATGTTTCTTTCCACTCGTTGGAAATTCGGTTATTCTTCAATTTTTCTAATTCCAACTAAATCACTCCTTTTTTCGTTAGATTAGCGAGAATTGCAGTCATTGTTTTCTTTGTGTTGCTCAATATGATTTCTGGTGGCTTATTTGGAATTGCTGGATGATTAGTAATTCCCACAACTTGAATGTAGGTACTTATATTCAAAGGTTCATAAACAAAAAGGACCTTATCCCCTTTGTTAAGAGATACGGCCCATTTTAGTGTTACGGATCCTGAAACATCTGGATAGTCGTGTAACTGCTGTTTTAGATATTCAATCATATTATTTTGAATAGTGTAACGTTCGTCTTCTATTGGGCCTTGTATCCTGATTCCCCATTTCTGTGATTCGGGACTAGTATAAGTAACTGGATTAAAATAATATGAGTCATCTTCTTTTTTCTTACCAAATCCTTTAATTTGTGTTTTCAAAGCATAAGTATCAATATCAAACGACACTTCATCCGTATTATATTTATATCGGATTTGTTGTTCGGTTATATTTCCATATTCTGAAATGGGATAAAATACTAAGTGCTTATTGTTTGGTATCACAACGGCACCGTAATCTTCCAAAATTTCATTAATAAGATTTAAATAATTATCATTTCCAAAGTTCTCCTGTTCCTTTTTTAAAAATACATTGTTGGGATCTACAACTTCCCAACTAAATCCTCGGTTTCCAGCTTTAAAAACATGAGTCAAAAGATCATTGATTGATTTTGTTCCAGATATAGTGTCATATTGCCATCCATCTTGAATAGTGTAATAAACATGAGTTGCTACTACATCTTTATAGATTTGGCTACCAGAAGCATATGGTCTCATCTGCTTGATTGAATACTGCTGACCATCAAATACAACATAGTTTTCATAGTCAATTAAATCGAAGGTTATCTGATTCCTTTTTGTCTCTGGTACAGTTACAGATAGCTCCCATGTTTCGTTTTGTTGCCACGAGATAGAAAAAGAATCCTTATCATAGTTAATAAGGATTTCCTCTTTTGTTTCTTCATAATTGCGTATTAATATGTTTTTCAAAGTATCACCTACTTATACAAGAAACGGAAATCCCAAGAAGATTTCACGCGAGTAATATTTTGAATTTCGATTTCATTTACTCCTTCAGCTAAAGTGATTAGTCCATGGTTTGTATCAATACCACAACTTACACCATTCAATTTTGGGTATACACCATCCAAAACTAACGTCTGCCCTAAATTAGTTGAGAGAGAAGGATAATAAATGAAACGATCGCCTGTGGTCTTATTGAAAATAGTCACATTTCCTTCTGATTCTCCTTCGAGGGTAATACGTAAATCTGACTCTCTCGGATCAATTTCAAAACTGCCAGCATTAAAAATCTTAAAGAAACTAGTATTGTGTGTATAACTAAAATCTTCAGAAACTAGACCTTGAGAAAACTGCCAATCCTCATCCAAACTGAAATCAGATAAAGTCGTTGCCATCGATTCAGAATATCCTTTATAGGCGGAAAATGATACAACACAATTTCCTTTAAAATATGCCTTTTTGGTTATAGTCATACTCTCAACGATCACTGGAAATCTTTTACCAGGTTCTTTCGTATAGATAAAGTAGTATTCAGCTTCTTTATTAAATAGTTCTCTCAATTCTGTTTCAGTCAAAATAAGATCATTTAGATTGTCTGCAAAATAATCAAATTCAAAAGTAATAGGAAAAGAATCAAATGAGTGTGTCAGCAGCTTTTTTCCTACTGAACCTGCATAAGAAGAAAATTCATTTTTAGGTACTGGCATCCCAATTTTTATATCAATGATTTTTATTCGGTAATTTGCTAGTAAGTCAAATTTACCTGTACTAAATTGGAGAAATACTGATGTTTTATCATCCATTGAAATTCTTTCCTCTCGTATATAGTTTTCTTGCTAATGATGAACCAGTATATTCATCTACACTTTTGCTGACTTTCTTACCGTCTAGAATACTTTCGACACGCACTGGTCTTTCATTTAACGCTTGAACGATTGTTTCAATATCTTTTTTACTCATCGTTTTGTGCTCATTTCCGCCACTTGGATGTTGATTTGAATAAAATGCTTGATTTGTTTGTACGGCTGGTTTGTATCTCTCTCTTGCAACAATCGCTTTTTGAATCAGCATATCTGCACTTGGTTTTGCAGGATTGATGTTGATTTCATATGGATAAGCAGGGTCTTCACCAAACATAGCTAACTCTGGTCCAAATACTTCTCCCCCATTTGAGTAACCATGACCATGACCAATGACTGCGAGCATATCAGGACCATATCTTTTCAGTGCATATCTAATACCAGCAAGCATACTATCAAAACCATTAAAAATATTTCCGTGGCCAGGAAACGCATTTGCTAAAAATGTTCCTTTCTTAGCTTGTATTAGTCCCATTGCTGGACCAGAGCCATCACCATCTGGGTCTATTCCAGGCTGAACAGCACGCTCATTGCCTCCTGATTCAGTTTCGATTTGCCTTAACCAAGCATTGACATACGAAGCAGTGGTTGGTAATCCATTCATTCGCAAGGCTTCTTTTAATTGGCTAGTCCACCTTGCAACGCCAGAACCTGTAGGCGAACCTTTTCCGCCACCTTCGCCTGCTTTATAAATATCACCAGAGCCAAGCTTACCTGTAATATGCAAATGGTCGTAGTGATCGTTATCTGGCCATGGTTCCCATGAACCAGTTGCTGGTTGACCCGATTGTCCAGTTCTATCTCGAACTTTACCTTGAGTAATAACATAGCCAACCTTATCAGCAAAGTGTTCAAATACCCAGTTTGCAGGGTCAAAATACTTGCTTGAACCATTCATTCCAGCAGGATAAGCAATATCAATCGCTTGGTGTTTTCCATGGTAGTAAGGGTCTCCTGGTCGATACCCCGAAGTTATTCCACTCATACCAAATTTACTTACGGTCTGATTTGCAATATCGACTAAATATTTATAAACATTATCAGCCATTGCTCCATCAAAACTTCCACCAATAGAGCCAAAACTTGCTATTTTATCTTTGATCCAATCCATAACGCCATTCGTTACTTTCTTGACACCACCTGTTGCAATATCAAATACTGGATGAGTAGCATCAAAATTCACATGTTCCGAAATAGCTTTTTTAACAAACTCCACTGGATGTTGAACTGCATCTAAAATATCAGAACCAATGTCTTTTATTCCATTCCACGCAGACTTGAAGAAATCACCTAGATTGCTTACGTTTCCTTTTGCGTACATTGGAATACCAAAAGCTTCAGCAAACGATTTTGTTTGGCTATGATTCAATACTTGAGTACCAGCTTCCGCATGCATCAAAACATTTTTCCCTTTTGGAATTTCCATTCTTCCATCAGGATGTCGAACCAATTCCTCTCCTTCGCCATCGTTAACAAGCATCAATCCACCTTGGTGAATACCACCTGTAGCAAATTTAGGAACATCCCATTTATCAACTCGAACAGAATCTGGTGCATCAACTTTTTCCAGTACCCAGTTGATACCTTTAATTACGCCATTGACTCCCTTACCTAAAATATCAACCATGTATTGCGCTGCAGCTTTAATACCATCGCCGATTGCTTCTTTTCCATCTTTAAAAGCTTTGCCGATACGGCCAGGGACTTTTTTAACATAGTCAACAATTTCATCGAATTTTTCTTTTGTTTTGTCCTTTAAATCATTCCAATATTTTGTCACACCAGAATAAATCTCTCCTACTTTTTTAACTACTTTTTTGTAGGCGTCCTCTATTGGTTCCACTGTGTAGCGCTTAATTGTATTCCATGCGCTTTTAGTTGTTGATTTGATACGGTCAAAAATTTCAGCTATTTTTTCTTTTAATTTGCTGATGGTTTTAGAGACATTTTCTTTAGCATCGTCAACCGGTTTTTCCATCGAGGATTTTATTTCTCTCCATTTGTGCTTTGTAATATTGACTAAATCAACAAAGAAATCGACCACTTTATCTACTAAGTTACTAATTGTTTTAACGACTTTTTTTCGAACTGAATCCACAGGCTCAATAACATATTCAGTAAATAATTCCATTGATTTTTTTACTGATTTTGATAAAGAATTAAATATTTCTTTTATTGTTGAAGAGATTTTATCGACAACCTTCCCAACTATTTTTCCTGCTTTTTCAAGTTTGTCTTCTACCCATTCAACAACTTCATCGAACCCTTTTTTTATTTTTCTGCCGACTAGTCGTATTGGACCATAGATAAGCCAAAAAATTACCTCTGCAGCTTTTCCAAGTTTCTTACCCACTTTTTCTAGGGCTTTTTCTATTTTGCCCATCCATTTTGAAAAAGTTTTAGCTATTTTATCAATCAAGTCTGTAATTGCATCATATGGTGGATCAAGAACTTTCTTTTTAAAAGCTTTCAATCCATCTTTGATAGTATCAAGTAGATCATCTACCCATTTTTTAAACTTCTTATTGTGTTTGTATAATAGAGCAACTACACCAGCAATTGGATTTAGAATGAATGTTAATACTTCTTTCCAGTCCTCTTTAAAGAAATCGATAATGGAGTTAAAAACCTTTTTGATACTTTTTTTGATGCTAGTAACTTTATCTGTAACCGACTCCTTAAATTCAACAAATCCTTCTGAAACATTTTTAAAAAATGATTTGATTTTCTTTAATGATACCTCTACAAAGTTTTTTACTGCATCGACAATCCCATCTATAAACTCACGAAATGGCTTGCTTGTCTTATATGCTTTATAAAACGCAAATCCAATTCCTGCAATTGCTGCAGGTATAAGAAAAATTGGACTAGAAAGTAATGCGGTTCCGCCGAATATACCAAGCAGTTTCCCAAAAGCCGAGACCACACCAACGATTTTTTTAGCAATAAATAAAGTAGCTAATGCTTTACCTAGAAGTGCTATTCCCTTTTCATGTTTTGACAAAGCACTTAAGACATCATCAAATCGTTGTAAGGGGTCTTTCGTTTTGCCAGTTTCTTTTGAAAGTAAACTAAAATTATCAGTGAGTTTTTTTATAATATCAAGAACCGCATCCCATGCAGCACCGAAAAATATTTTAGAAATCTTTTTCAAATTATCAAAGATACTCGATAATTTATCCTGATTATCGTTTAAATAATCTATGCCTTTCAAAATAGAATCAAATAGTTTAGTAATATTGTCTGATATGAAGCTGATAATATCTGTAAGCTTATCTTTACCGATGCCATCAACGATCTCATTCATTTTAGTAACGATATTCGCTTGGAGGTTACCCATTGCGCCCTCAAAAGTCTTAGTAGACTTTGCAGCTTCTTCAGCTACATCAGTCATACCTAAGTCAACAATCGCTTTACTAAATTCTTCAGCTGATATTTGACCTTCTTCCATCGCGTCACGAAAGTTTCCAGTGAAAGCACCGTTGTTTTTCATCGCTTCTTGCATTTTACCTGATGCACCGGGAATGGCATCAGCCAACTGATTCCAGTTTTCTGTTGTTAATTTTCCCGCTCCTGCCGTTTGGGTAAGCATCATTGCTACTGATTTAAATGTTTCAGCGTTACCACCTGCTACAGCGTTTAAGTTCCCTGCTGCTTCTGTTAACTCTTGATAATTCCCAATACCATTTGCTGCTAGTTGTGCTGTAGTATTCGAGATATCGGACAATTCATATACTGTGTCATCTGCATATTTTTTTACAAATTTAGCAGCTTCTTTTGTTTCTTTTTCTGTAAAGCCAGCAAACTGCATCGTAGATTTGAATTTATCCATTGCGTCAGATGATTGAGTAGTTTCACCGATTAAATCTGAAAAACTACCTGTTAAAATCTGCAGTGCTTGTGAAGAGACACCAGCAATCGCACCAATAGATAGTTTATCTTTCAAGCTGATAAACTTAGATTCGGTTTTTTCAGCAGTATCACCGAGGTCTTTTGTTTCTGTTTTTGCTTGTGAAGCATCTGCGTTAAGTATTGTTTCTTTCCTGCTAGGTATCTTGCTTATACCCTCTTTTGTAGCTTTTATTTTCAGTGATGCTCCGTCATTATCCGCCTTCAGTTCAGTTATTTTGCTTTTCGGTATGCCTTTTAAAAAAGCCTTTGTCTCTTTGACATCTTTTTCAGCATCCGAATTATCAGCCTTGATTGTGAACTTAACTGGTTTATCAAAAGTATTGTCTACATCTTTTTTTGTAGACTTAGCAATTGTTTCTATCTTTGTCGTTTCATTTTTGAATGAATCATCCATCTTTGATCCAGTGTTCATTCCTAGCTTCGTCAGAACGTCATCAACGAAAGAGACGTCGTTTTTGAAATTCGGAAGGTTAGAGAGCATTACATCAATATTTATTGTTGCATCTGCTGCCATTCATTTTCCTCCTTTCCATTTATTGTGTATTTAATTAATTTTTAGCTTGTGCAGCTAACATGTCGAACATGCTTCCAAGCTGATTGTCTAAGTTGCTTACAGTCTTTTCAGAATCAATCGCATAGTATTCTTGCAGTTCTAACAAAGCCGTTAATGCTTCCCCTTCTAAGCCAGCAACACTTCTTGACCGAATCGCTAGTATCCGCTGAAATTGAGTGTCTTCGCTTAAACCAGACATCAACGCTTTGAAAGTTAGATAATGCATTGAACCTTGCTCATTTAACAAATCGATTTTGTAATCTGCCATAAACGAAGAATAAATAGCTCCAGCGTCTTGAGAATACGAATAATTCATATTTGAATCCTGACCAGTCGATTCTCCTTCACTTCCAATGCTTCCATATGGATTCGATTGAATATAGTCAACTATGTCGTTAATAGCTTGTTGCATTTCTTCAAAAGTGAATGTATCTTCTGCTTTTTTTGAATCGATATAAAACAATTTGAACCCAAGAATTATTTTTTCTATAGACTCCAAATTTTTATCGTCAATTAGTTCATAGAATCGAATAACAGTGTCAAAAGACAAATCAATTTGATACTCATTACCTGAAATAATCACTGTTGTTTCTGGTTTTCTCGTTAGATCAAACATCTAATCACTTCTTACGATTATTTTTGTAATGTTTTTTTGCTGTTTTACTACGTTCAGAAACAACTTCCCCCAACTCTTTTTCAAGCAATCCAATAATTGTGAAAAGGGCTTTTGTACTTTTGTTGTAAAAATTATAAACGCGATTACCTTCACCACTCCCAAGAATCACATCTAGCGTAGTTACGGCTTTATTTTTTAATTCATCCATTTCGGATTGAGTAAATTCTTTGAACTCTTTAGTTTCACTGTCACTTTCATCCATTTTTTCAAGTTTTGAAGTCATATTTTTTAATTGATCTGGAATATCAATAGTCGTTAAATCGGTTAAAGTTTTGTCAATTTCATCTGAAATTTGAACTTCATATACTTTCCCTGCGATTTTCATAGATTTTGTTAGCGATAATTTAGCATCTAAGTCGATAATATTGTTAATAGCCATTCGTTTTCCTCCTAATAACCAGAGGCTTCATAGCCTCTAGTTATACATTCTCAATCTTTTTTTATGCAGCTGTAACGGTTACTGTGCATTTAGCAGTCTTGCTACCATCTACTGTGTTAACTGTAATTTCCGTAGTTCCGGCTTTAACAGCCACAACCTTCCCTTTGGTATCAACCGTAGCTATGGTTGAATCACTAGATGACCATGTCACATTTTTATTTGTAGCATTTGCTGGTAAAATTGTTGCCACAAGAGTTTCTGTTGCCCCGACAACAAGCGATAACGTTGTTTTATTAAGCGTTACACTGGTAGGGCTAATTACTCCCCCGCTGCTACCGATTTTGGCTTGCCGTTGAATGCCATTGTGAAGCTGAACGTTTGTTTAGCATTAGCTGCACCACCGAAAGGTACAATAGCAGTCAATGTAACAACAGCTTGAACCTTATTCCCTTTGGCATCAGTCCATTGTGCTAACGTGCGTAATTCATCTCCGATTGACAAGAATTTAGACGCTACATAATCTTGAGCTGGATCTCCAAATACACGGTGTCCCGCAACTTGGAACGTGATATTTTTACCAGTTACAGTGGAATCAGTGAATCCTTCTCCATCGTAGTAAGGGGATGCATCTGTAGTGTCCGCTGCAGCCGGAGTAATAGTTGTGATCCCTGCTGCTAATGGTGCGAATTTAGCCGATGCGATTTGATCTAAATCTTTACTTCCTGAAGTATCGATTTCCAATTTGTTTTTAAAGTTTAGTAAAAATTCTTTACTATTTTCTGCCATTTAAATTTCCTCCTAATTTTTGAATTGATGAATGGTGATTTTGATACCTAATAAATAAGTTGAGTTCCCTTGAGTGTCCTGTTCGCTTACAAAAGGTGTCTCGCTTATTTCGATACCTAAAAAGACGAAACTCCCATCCTCTGATGCTAGAGTTGAAAGCTCGTCTAAATGATTTGATATAAGCCATAATGTTTTGTTGGCTTTTTCTTGATCTTTTGTATTAAATCCGACCTCATAGAGCATTTCACGCTCTTTCGTACCGTCAAAGTATTCTTCGACTGTTCGGCTACCCGGCATAGAATAAACGCAAAGTGTATCTTCACCGTTTAGAAATCCCATCGAGCATGGCATTGGAAGGCCTTGAATAGAATCTATCGAGTCAGATAATCGTTCCCATAAATCCATTACAAGTTTCCTCCTTTGATAAATGCCCTACGCCAACTATCCATATGATTAGCTTTTGCTCTGAGGTCCCAACGTCGGCTTGTCCCTGGCGTTGTATAATTCTTAACTCTACTACCATTGACGATCCCTCTAAATTGAGGTTTAGCGTAAGGAACGGTATATGTGATTCGGTTCTTGTTAACAAATGATTTGTCTCTTAAATGTCCTTGCCGTTTTGGCGCATATAGGTTCATGTCTGGATGCATCTGAGCAGTCATATAGTACAGTGCTGAATTGATGTTCATCACTGACAACTTACGATCGACGCCATTTTTTTCAACCTTAACATGTAGCATTACAGCACCTCCAACTCATACGAGTAGACTTCGTTACTGTATGGATTACGGTTATCTACGATCGTCGTGATAGTGTAAGTCTCACCTTCAAAGTCAATCTTTGACCCAACATGATTTTTATTAATCACTGGCATCGGATCAGATACTCCAGCAAACAAAAAAGCGATAGCGTTGGCTACCACTTGCCGATTATTATTACTACCGCTGTACACTGTTTGAGGTTGAAAGATCATATGATTAATCGTGATTGGTTCAGAAAAGACAGGTTTTTGCCATTTGTCATGACCATCTAGCAGCCTCAAAGTAATTGACTGGTTACAAAGTTCTTTTGGCATTAAAGGAATCATCGATAGTCAACTCCTTTGTAAAGAAGCCCTGTATAAATCAATTCGTTATACGCCTCTGTAGCGACCATCGTTCTACCGACCGTTGCTGCATTTGTGCTTCCAGATTCAATACGCATACGACCAACGCTGACACTTGAAGGGGAAGCATTTAGTAAGTCTGATAACGAAGTAACTCCAACTGACTTCAAATATTCAATTTGGACAGCCATTGCGATTTTGAACTTATCCACTCGATATTTGAACGTGTCATCAGCTAAAGAATGTCTCATGTAAAAATCGCCTGTCACTCGATTAAGCTGACGTGCAGCACATTTTTCTAAGTCATCAAACTCCGAAACTGATACTTTGTTGAATCCTGATTTTAAATATTCATCGTGCGTAAGATAGCTCATAACTGCCTCCTTTCAATTAAAAAGGATAGTTTAGTAGCTATCCTTCGCTTGCTGCGGTTACCGTGACTTCACACGTAGCAGTTTTACCATTTACGGTTGTCGCTGTGACCGTCGTAGCTCCTACTTTAATAGCAGTAACCTTTCCTTGCACTGGCGTTACTGTTGCAATTGTTTCATCGCTAGAGGTAAATTTGACTGATTTATCAGTTGCCGTTTCTGGTGATACAGTAGCAGACAATGTTTCTGTTGCTCCCACCGTTAGCGTAGCTGTTGTTTTATTCAAAGTTACGCCGGATGGGGCTAAGCTTTTGGGGCCAAAGAGACAGATACACCTTCTTTTTGTTGTTCTTTGATAAAGCAGTCGTGGTATAAACGGTTTTGATATAAGTAGCCATCGCCTTGTGAATGTTCGCCCGGTGCAAACAAGAAGACAGTGTTTTCTTTAACCACGGGGATAACTGCTTGTTTAGCGACAACTAAGATATTGATGTCTTGTGCATCAGCGGCAGCAGCGTAGCCATCAGTGAAATCGAACTTAGTTTTGAAACGAGTATCGTCCCAAACTTCGACCAATAACACACCATCAAGAGAAGTTACCCGAGATTCTAGTGCCGTTTGCCCAACATTTTGATTAGTGATATTACGAGTAAATTCTGAAGAACGTTCTAATGCATCCATTACCGTTGTTGATACAAACGCTACTAGGTTTTGCGGGCCGAATTTACGTGCTGGTAAAATAGCAGCTTTAATGGCTGAATAAGCATTCTTTTCAGTAATTGTTTCTTCCTTAGTCTTGCCTGCTCCTAAAGCTAAAGTAGAGAAACGGTAAGCATCGATTTCTGGTTGAACGTGTTCAGTGATAAATACATTTGAAATTTTAGCTACAGCTAAGTCTTGATTCGTTTCATCAACGTCTTGTTTATCGATGTAAAATTCAACGTCTCGATCTTGACCCATTGTGTAAACTTTTTTGTCATTTCCATAAGTACCGCTGTTGAATCCCTTGTTGCGTGTATGGTGTTTTAAACCAGAAGTTGAAATAGTCGTTAATGTAAATGATTTACCACCGTTCACAAATTCAACTTGTGGAATACCTAAGATCGTCGTTAACAATCCTTGAGTGATCTTCTGATCGAAAATCCCATTGTCTTTTGTAATGTAATTAATTGCCATATTTTATTCCCTCCAAATTTAATTTTTGTTTGGTAAAACTCCTAATGCTTTAGCGAACACATCTTCTTCTACATTCTGGCCAGAACTAGCATTCCCAGAAAAGGTAGCCTTCTTACCATCGGGATTAGGTGGAACCTGTTCAGATTGGCCAAATAAATAACCGTCGCTCTCTTTGAGTGCGGCCAGTTGTTCATCTAATCCTTTTAATCCCTCGTCTGTCAGTTCCAATGATTCGCTGTCTAGCAAGGCTTTAGCAGCCTTAATGTTTTTAGCCCCGGCTTGTGTTAGAGCTAAGTCAATCGCTGATGATTTTTTAAGATCAGCAATTTGTTGTTCAGAACTCGTCTTCGTTTCATCGAACTTAGACTGTAAATCCTCTAACTGCTTAGTAAGATCTTCATTTCCTTTAGCATTTGCTTTGAAATCATTCAGCTCATTTTGGTTTTTCTCTAACTGTTCTTGATATTGAGTGGCCTGTTGTTCCGCGGTAGACACCCGACTATTCAACTCGTTCACAGTCACACCATGCAAAGCCATAATTGATCCAATCTGTTCATCAGTTAAACCTAATTCTTTTAATTCTTCTCGTTTCATTTCATTCATCCTTTCGTTGTTTAACGAGGCTACGCCCTCGATGGATTGAACAGTTTAACGCCGTATTCAGGGCAAAATAAAAAGACTAGCGATTGCTAAGCCCAAAATTATTAACTTTGTACTTGTTCTCTACTGTAATCACGAACTAAGAACCCATGTTCGTTGATAAGCTCCCTTAACTGTTTCTGTTTGTTAGCAATCACTTGTTTGCACATCTGGACAGTTTCGGGATCTTCCAATTCTAACGCCGCATTCATTCGCTTCTTCTGGTAACGAATATCACGCTCTAATCTTCTTTGCTTTTGCTGGATCTCAGCATTTCTTTGTACTTCTTCTGGATCGTATTGTGGCTGATTATTTGTATTCACATCAGGCCGGCCAGGATAAAGAATATGTGTACAGTTAATTCCTTGCGTTCCACCGGGCTCGCCATATCCGTGATCGTAAATAGATGGTAAATGCTTGAATTCTTCTGGCGCTTCATTTTTCGGCACAGTTAATACCCATCCGCCTTGGATTGGCGCACAGGCTTCGCGAGCTGCTGGATGACTACTCATTAATGCAGTGACACAGTCGAAGTCCTCCATTCGTTTCAAACGAAGATCATTAAACGTTCTGTGTGAGGTAGATTGAATCACTGTTCTCGAGTAAGCTTCCATCGACCATTCACGTCCGGCTTTATCAACGAAACCTGATTTGATCCCCATATCTACCATTTTGTAGACGTTATCTCTAACGGCTTTCTCGTGCGTTTTAAGCCCTGTCATAGATTCGATGGTTGATTGTTTAAGAATTGCTTGATAGGCTCGCATTACAGCATTCTCATTGAAATTAGTAGTGATCAGCGTTTGATTGACATTATTATTTAAGTCTTGGAAAGTTTGACGAACCAAAGAGTCTAGAATTTTGTTTACGTCGTCAGACACAGGAATACTTTTATGCACCATTCGCTCAAGCTCACGGTCTATTTCATCAACGATCTTCACGCCGTTACCTTTGATTAATTGTTCGATTGCTTCTTGTGTTTCTCCTGTGTAACTAGCCAAAAGATCGATAACATTTTCGTTAAGCACGCCCATTTTAGATAGCTGCTTAGCTTGCCATAGTAGAACGTCTTCTTTTTCAACATTCTCAAAGCGAGATTGTTTTAACGCTTTGATTATGATGGTAAAGATTCGGTCTTCTAGTTCTGAATAGATATTGATAATTGAGTTTGCGGTCTTTTGCATTTTTTCTGGTGTAATCATAATTAATCACCTAAATCGAATAACGCATCTTGACTACGACGTTCGGTTGATCCTGATTCAGGCATTTCCTCTTTCAAGTCATCCAACCATTCTTTTAATTCCTGATCACTTAGATTGTAATTACGGATAAGAAACTGTTTCTTTGGCATCACGCCAGCAACCACGGCTTTTAAATCATCTTCTTGTTGTTTATCTTGATTGACAAAAATACCATCTTCAAAACTGATATCGACTTTATAATCATCGTAATTTAATTCAAACAATGGTTTTCCAGTTGAATTGAGTTCTGCATAACCTGCCAATTCAAAAATCGAATGGACTAATTCATTAATGGCTTTTTCAACCATTGTCAAATAACTAGAACGTGTTTGATACGTCATTGAGTTGTTAGAGACGATTTCAGTTGCTGTTTTTAAACCATCATCAGCGTAGCTCATTGAACCAACTGATAGTCCTACTTGTACCTCAAACTCTTTGATCCAATGATCGATGGCATCTTTATACTGAACTGTTCGTATTGCCGTAGTAATATCTTTTATTCCAGCATTTTCTGCCCCATACATCCCTACAAATACATTTTGATCACTATCAAACATTGGGGGATGGGCTTCATCCGTTTTGAGAAACTCAGCGGGAACCACGACGCGCCTTTGCCCCATTTGAATTTCCCAAGCAAATTGGTCATGAGTATTGTTGATGGTATCTAAGATTTCTTTTGCATTATCAACGATTCCAACGCCTAACGGACTTTCTAGAGATTTATTGTTTGCACCAGGTGTTCTGAAGTAAACAAAAAGAGGACGTCTCAATCCTTCTAAGGTGACTTCCTCTGCTAAATCAGGATATAAAGTTTCTAATGGTACTTGTTTACCGACAGAACTTTCCAATTCTGACTTATAAAGCTCATTAGAGATAATGTACTTCCCATTTACCCACTCATGGAATTCTAATAACGTGTAGTAATAATTTTTATCATTTTCTGTTTGAACTGACCTAGTAGCAATTGCACATTCGCTGATTTCATTTGTGTTAGAACGCAAAGGATAAAACTGATCTGCTCTAATCCAAGAGATTTTGATTTTATCTCCGTCAATATAAGGACGCATAGCAAACCCACCAGAAGCAATTCCTTTTTCAAGATTCAGTTCAAGAAGATTATAAAAATTATTGTTATACAGCGTTTTCGCCAAGAACGTATTTGCTTCTTTTAAACTATCTGAATCTTCATCGTCAGGATCTCTTAAAGCAATCTTGCATTTCTCATTAAAAATGATACTCGCTAATCTTCTTGCTGCAGTCTTGGTTACATTCAGCGGATTAAATGGACGTTTATTTTCTTTACCAAAAGAGGTTATATATTTAATTTTCGGGAAATTATTCGCATAATAACGAAAATTTTCAGTGATTCTCTCATATTCATATGGATCAATATCAATTTTGGGATGATCTGTGATTTTACCAAGTTCTATGCCATTCAAATTCATATCTATTCGTTTCACTCCTTTCTTAAAAAAGTTTTTGATGCGCTGAATTCCGCTCATTTTCTCACCTACCATTTCAGTCCTAAATCATTTAGATTATCTTTTACAAAATATTGGAACTGGTCACATGTATGGTCACCAACTTTGATAACTTTTGGATCATCAGATTGTAAAGTATCTTCATCCCATCGATAATCACGATGCTCTTTAATAAATATTCGATTTGCTTCAGTATCTAAATAAAAAAACCTGCCTTGTGCAAGGAGGTTCTGTACATAATCGATCATATCTACTTTTTTAGCTTTGGCCACTGCATGAAACCTCTCATTGTAATCTTTATAGTATTGATTTTTTAGAGCGCCTTCCGCCGAATCAATAGTGATTTTGTAGGCATACTTATTGTATTTTATTTGACATCGCTCAATAAAATCATGCAAATCTTTAGAAAGCTCATCAGGTGCCTTCTTATTTACTTTTCCTTCAGGAGAATAATAATAAGTATCTAATAAAATGACATTTTTCTTTTTGGTAATAGCGTAGCAACCACAGGTAGTCGCTGATATTTGGTGTCCACTATCGATTGAAAAGCAAATCTGAACGATGTAATCATCATCTGGTAACTCATCAAGCGGATGGAAATGATCCATGTTATAGATGAGCGTACCCAGACCAATCACTTCGCCTAAGTAAAGCCATCGATAGTAATCTTCATCATTTTCTCTATACGTTTCTATCAGCTTTAATTGCTGCGGATCCGTAAAACCTAGCTCATCATCTTTATAAGTCGAGTGGTCCACTAAATGATCATCTAGGCGCATACATTTTTCTACCCATTCATTGACCCAATCATATGGATTCTTAGGTGGATTCCATGAATAGTAAACTTGTACTTGATCTACCCATTGCGAACGTTGACGGATAAAGGTTGCATTCGTCTGGTCAAATACTTCTTCGCTTTCAAAGTTTGCAGCTTCTTCATACCACAAAGCAATGACATCGCCAATTGCATTTGATTTTAGTTTTAAGGGATCATCAACACCATAAAAATAGAACTTAGAACCAGTACGTTTATGAATGATTCGCAAAGGAGAAGTACGAAACTTATATTCTTTTGAAATGCCTAGCATTGAAAGTGCCCACTTGATTTGTTCATAGACAGCATCTCTTAAATACTTGTGCTGGCTCATCATGCAGACAACATTAACTTTGTGCTTTGCTTGTGTGTGTTTCTTCATTTCAGTAGCTAGTTTTAAACTGATTACTGATGACTTAAACGATCCACGCCCACCCTTCATCAGGATATACGGGCATTGCGTGTGCCACATCTTATAGAAGTGGGGATTAATCATTCCAGTTAGTTTAATCCGAGGTTTCGTCTTGGCTTTCATCGCTATTTGAATCAACCTCACTTTCAATTAACGGTATATCATCAATGATTACTGTTTGCTCTTCTGATGGATCATAGCCATCATCTAACTGTTTCAGTTGTGCTTTGGCTAAATCAACTTGAGCGCTCATCAATTCTAATTTCTTACGTCTCTCATCCTGTTCATCAGCAATAGCCACGAACTGTTTGATGAGATTGGCCAATGTCGCCATTGCCCGCGATTGAGCATTCATGAAGTTCGCTTGCTTATCCCAGGCGTATTGAAGAGCATATGTTTTTGAATCACTAAATTCACCAGATGATCGAGCAGAAACTTCCTTAGAAATATCCTGATTATCATAAACATACATAATCTTCTGCGCACGAATGATTGCCGTATATTGAATCATAATATTATTCCAAAGGATATCTTCTGGTTTAGAGGTTGCAACCTCATTCATGATTTCAAGCGTTTCAGAAGGTAGCCAATTAGCAAACAAACCATGCGTTACAGCGTTTTTGTTGTCCTCTGGCGCTCCTTTGTTGTTCGGAATAGTTGCGTTCTTGGTTGCAACCTTTTCTCGAGACCAGTAACGGGATTTCCATGACTTTACTGTGCTGATGGATACACCATACTTTTCCGCTATTTCTCTATACTTCAACCCTTTTTCATAATCATCTTTAGCTAGTTCGTATTTCTTCACATGTGACACCACCTCGCTTGTTTGCAACATTTGTTTTGTAATCTACACATACTTTGAAAGATTTTCCTGTATGTGTTTATCTGAATAGAAACCATGACCGCAATATATCAGCTTGCATTTATCCACTTCGTTTGGTGTAGCTTCTCTTAGCATTTCGACAATAGAGTACTTCCCTTTGATTTGTACAGAACGCACAACACGCACTGAACAATCATCAATGGTTCGAGGATATTCATTAGTTAGCGATATATACCAGTAGTTTCTCATTTGGCCTTTCTCCTTCTGTGAAAAGAAATAACTTCATTGTTTTCCTTTCGTTTATATGTATCGCTCTTTATTGGTCTTCTATACTTTCGTACTATCTCACCGTTACCATTTTGCACAGTGATTACTTCATGCTTCTGTTCTAAGTATTGTGGTCTATACATTGCTGTTACCTCCTTTGTGCAAAATATAAAGACCACTCATAGAGTGATCTAATATGTACGTCTCCGCTTGGGACACATCACTTGAGAGGTGTACGGAGTTCATTTAAATTAAAGCAACCTACACAAGTCCGACGTCTGCTTCTCCTCCCTACCACAGTCTCGGTTGCCAAAGTCACTGGCAAGGAATCGAACATTGCGTGGTCAAATCATAAAACGTTAAGGCTATCCCTCGACGTATTGACCTTATTTTTAAGCGTCTACCCTTTCCGCCACAGTGACAAATTAATATTGTGAAAATAAATACTAAGCGTATAATTTTAGTTATCAGCGAGTGGTCCGCTGAAATATAAAACAAGGATGTGCAAGACAACATGTATAAACCCTACATGATTAGTTATGATCTTAATAACCCAGGGAAAAAGTATGATAAAGTATTTGAAATAATAAAAGAATTTGGGGCATATATAAAGCTACAAAAATCTTTTTGGTTAGTTAAAACTAATTTGAATCCAAATCAAATGTGTGAAAAATTAAATACAGTACTTGATAATAACGATTCCTTATTCATCTGTGAACTGCAAAAAAATTATCAAGGTAGAGCTACAGAGGAAAATTGGAAATTCATTAACGAACATATTTTCTCTTAGTAAGGATTAGATATTTTTTCTCTGTTTAAACAATTGCAAATACCGTCAATATCTGAATTAGAAACACTTACCTTTTGCTCCTTGCTACTACCAATAGCTTGGAGCAATTCTTGTATTTCTTCTGGAGTGCCTTCTACTGATAATTTCATTTTTCTTCCCTCCAATACATAAATTAATAGACAACAACGGATGAAGAATTTAGGAGGAGTACACAACCCTTAGAAAAGGTTAAAACCGTAAAGAGACCGCTCACCGGTCGCTTTTTTAAATTGCGATTTCTCTTTTGAATAAGCAATATGCTTTACCAAAAAGAT